TACTGCTAAAGAAGCTGTTCCTGATGTCGCTGTTCCTGATAAACCGTCACCAGCGGTAACGCCTTCAATATCTCCTGTTGATCCACCGGGTACAATTATCATGATCCTACCTTCCCAATTAGAACATCAACCTCTACGTTGTAGAAGTGTCCTCTAATTTTTGCATCTGTGCTTGTGTCTCTAATAAAATGCATTGATTCAAATTCTGATTCGCCTAAATAAATAATTCCGTTTTGTGCAATCAATTGTCCTTCAGAGGTCGTTGGGTCTGTTCCGTCTCCTCTAGCACGTATTGCTGCTTCTTCAACTGTTCCACAAAAAGATCGAGCACCAGTTGGAATACTACTAACTAACACAGAACCCATTTCAAATAGGGTTACTGCTGAGTCACTAACTGTGCCTGATGTATAATCTATAGCTTCAGGTTGTCTAGCCATTACGTTTCTCCTTAACAGGCATTGGTAAATTATCTAATGCCCCTTCTTTTATTTTATAAAATTCAGGATCACCTTTAAAGTCAGGCACTACCATTTGCCACTGTTCTTCAACAGGCATTAATACTGCCGCTGGTATATGGCCACCCCATTTCTTGTACATTTTTTCCAACCATACTTGATGAGCATGCTCTGTATCAAAATCAGTATTCATCAACTGTGTAATAACTGCATGATAAGCATCTTTGTATTGCGATGGATTGTGTTGTCTGCCTTTACCCTTGTGTTTACTTGGGTTGCATGCGGCCAAGACTTTTATAAATTCATTCGCAATGTCCTCTATACTATCACCCATTACAATTAAATTGTCAGTTCCATTGCCTATTGGCATATGGTGGATATGCCCTTCTTCTGTTTCAAAAGAGACATACGCATAAGGGGAACGATATCCCCTTTCATTAATTTTAGGAATTAATGATACAAATGATGGATGATATTTATTGTCAATGTCATACATATTTATCGACTAGGGGAATCTTTTACAACTCCCCCAGTCTAATCTCCTAATCACTAAGGTGCGATAGTTAAATTAACGTATCCAAAGTCTGTTGATACAGGAGCAACCAATGAAGCAACACCAATAGTTACTTCGTTTTCATGTGTTCCATCTCTGTCGAGTGGCTCGGCTGATCCAGCAGTATTGTCAGATACTCTAACGTGATTACCAACTACAAAAGCTACGTCACAAAGAACAGCAGCCGGGCCCCAAGTTTGAAGCCATCCGTATTCATCGTCAGCAAAAGTTGTAGAAGTAACGCCAACAGCATGCCCTGTAGCTGTAGTAGGGAAAATAATAAAGTCATGATAAGGATTCTTAGCAAGACCAACAATAGTTGCAGCTTCAAAAGCTACTGCAATTGCATCGCTATCATAAAGATTTATTGTTCCTGATCCACTGCTATCTATAGCATCGTGTTGTCGGATTTTGTAATTGTGCCCTTGACCTAGCCCATCGTTGACATACAAGTATCCGTCTTTGTATTGGTCTTCAGTTACCTGAGTACCGCCAACAGTAACGTCTACGCTTTTGTCTCCAATGGCAGCTGTGTTAACATCTAAGTCCATGCTGTGATTTGCTATATCAACAGCACTTTGACAAATTGATCCTGCAGCTATTGCACCATTAGTTTGTCCATAGTAAAAAATTCTACCGTCACCAGTAGACATTCTTGTTCCCAATGGGTGTAGTTGTGTTGTCCCAGTAGTCTTTTCATCACCGGGATCTCCATATATAGTTCCATAAGTAAAAGCCATTTTATTATCCTATTCTGATTTAGTTGTTGTTTTTTTAGTTTGAGTAGACTTGGGTTTTGTAACCTTCATCTGCTCAATTGTACTATGGGATATACCCCTCCCTCTAGGAGGTCTTGCTATATAGTATGATCTGTGTTGTTTAACTGCTCTTTCATTATCAAATCCATGATCATGAATTAAACAGTAATATTCATATTTTCCCATCTTGTCCAAAATTTCTTTTGGTGGTTCAAGTGTTGGGGCAATACCACGATTCATACAATAATTTCTATAAGCATCCCAATTAATAAATTTACGATGTCCTTTAGCAGTAGGGACTACATAAGGAGTATTCTCATACGGATCACCTTCGGTGGAATCGGCAGTCTCTAACAACTCAACGTCAACTAATGGGTCAACATTAGCCCGGAGTCGGAAACCCTTCTTAAGATAATTTAATAACTGTACAGCGTTACTTATTGGTAACGGATTAGTGGGTTGCCAACCAGTATTCTCTTCTCTACCGTAACTAATGTTAATTACTTCATGGTAAAGGACAGCTGTACCGGGTGTTACCCAATGTGGTTCTTGACCCACGCCTATTTTGTAATCATAGTCGTTTTGCAACTGTTGTCGCATTTGTGGCCATTCCCACTCTCTAAACTTTTCAACGTGTTCTGATGCTGAATCGTCTTCTAAAAAATAATCCCAAGCATCGATAGTTGGCAGTTTTTGAGTTTTGGTAGTCATCATCTTCTCCTTCTACGCTTGCGAGGTTTACGTATAACTTCGGTTGCGTTCCGACTCTCCTGTTGTACGACAGGTTTTTCGCCACCAAACTGTATTGTTTCAACAATTTGTTCAGGCATTGACACCGAAGGTGATGTTGTATATCTATGAGTAAGTAATATGTTTACATCCCCTGCTTCTGTATGGGTATCGTATTTATCATTAATACCATCTATATGTCGTTGACCTTGATTCTTACGCATTGACATCGGAGCACCACACCCTGAACAAGTAGTAGAAGGTTGACCATGTTCGGCAATCCCTCTTATTAATTCAGCATCAGCATGAGTCTCATGCCCTGATTTTACTTGTGCAAGATGACGTTTAATATCATCTTCAAACAAAGATGCTTCTGTACAAACAGAACATTTATAAACCATCTTTCTAAGATAATGATTCATAGCTGTATCTCTTTCTAAAGGAGCAGTCCAAGTGTTATCAATTAAATCCCATAACTTTATTTTGTTACTTTCGGATGTAACGTCAAACATAACAGCATCTCGTCCACTTTCGTTTACGATACGTTGCCTTTCTCTAGAAGATGGTAACTCGCCCTGATATTCTTTTACGTCATTAACCAAAAATCACCTCGATTAGATAGTTGCTGCTGCGTCAGAAAAGATTTCAACACCGTGAGCATCGGCTCTTTCGCCTTCAGCCCATTCTTGGAAGATTCCATATTCTTTCGCTCTGAGAGAATTGTCATCTTCTTCGGTTACATCGGCATCACTAGCAATAACCATGTACAAAGCTTCAGATGCAAATATTGCACCTTTAGCATCGTCTCCACTGTCTCTTTGGATATTTCCACTATGAACAATTGGAACACCGTAAAGTCTGTCTGATCCTCTGTACCACCTTTGAATAAGGTCTTCAGATAAACCAGTTGTTGTTCCTCTTGGAGCAGTGTCGGTAATGTCAGCTATGATGTCTGAAATCTGTTCTACGTGCAGTGCAGCATTTACAGGCATAGGAGCCGGGCCGAATGACGAATTGTTATCAGTCATTAAGTAGGCTACTGCACCTCTAAAGTGTGTAATGTCTAAAGCATTAGTTGCTCCGGGTGCTGACTTTGAAAAGCCATCATATAGAGCGATAACATCTTTAGCCATTCTGCGTCTTAGTGACGCACCAATTTGACGCCCTGCTACGGTTACTACGCTACTATCGCCTTGCCTTCTAATAAGTCGGTTTGACAATGTAACAAGTATGCCGTGTTCAGCTGGTGTCAATTGTAGTGTGTTAGTTGCAAGTTGCTGAACTGATGAAAGATCAACACCTTCAGTTAAAGCCTGTGCATCTGTTAATCGAGCATATGTGCTGATATCCCATTGTTTTGTTCCAGTTGGGATTCTTTCACTCTCAATTAAATCAGGATCAGGTGCTGCGGGCTCAAAAGCTTCTTTCGCAGACGCAATCATTATGCGTTGTCCATTAGTCAAATTAGACGTACTAGACAAAGATAGTCCTGTTGCCATTTTATTCTCCTATTGACCAAACCTATTAAGTTGGTCTTGATATTCTTGTTTTGATAAGCGACCTTCAATGTAGGCTGCTTGTACTTGATCTAATGACCTCATGTTAGAAGATGCACCACTTGCAGGAGTGCCACTTGTTGGTGGGCTCTGTATTTGTGATGTTGATGCCTGACTAGCTTGACCAGTAGATGCCTGATTGGTAGCACCCATCAAAGGTTTTAAACTAGCAAAGAATCTATCTCTACGTTGAGTCTCGTCTAAACCGGGATCAGTAAAAGCTTTATAGTCGATACCCGGACTCTGTGGATCAATACCTAAACTTCTAGGAATTGCATAAACTTGATCCCACTCGTCTTGTGGTTGAGCGTATTGAACTTGTTCTTGTGGGTCTTGACCCACTTCTTGTTGTTCTCTAAGTCTTTGATTTTCCTGATGATAAGCTTGATTTGCTTGCAACATAGAATTAAAAGCACCTTGATGTTCTTCAGGTAAATCCTGAATATATCTTTGTGCTGCTTGTTCTGATTGCCTGCGTGCAGAATCCTCTGCATCTCTACGTATCGCATTTAAAGCTCTATCTTGTTTAGACTGTAAACCAGCTATTTGTCGGTTTTGGTTTTCAACCAATTCCTTCAGTTGCCTTAATTCTCCAGTTAACGGACTGTCTTCTGTTTGAGGTGATCCCTCCTGAACTGAATCCAGCTGAGCCTGATCTTGATCTATCGCAGATGTCATATCTGTATTGTCTGTAGTCACCGAGTTTCTCCTATCTTTTGATGAGTTACTGTAACATTCTGAATACAGTTTAGGTTTAGCATATATGTTCTGTCAAATAAATTATTAATTATTCTTAATATTTAAGTATGTAGACATTTCCATGTAACCTAACAAAACTAACGTATAAGCTAATTCAAGGTTAGATTCTCGTTGTTGTTTTCGATATTCCTCTACGCTTTTTAATTGTTGTGCAAACTGAGGATTATTATCTAAAAAGTCATTAGGAAAATTACTTGATCTGTATTGCTTGTAAACATTATATTGCCCTGTACGTTTAAAATAATTTTTATAAACGTCAAAATAATCTTGATATTTATCTTTAAGGTTTAAAGCTTTAATTATAAAAGGATCATCATAATGAACTGAATGGTCTTTTTGTCGTAACATATCAATATGTTCACGTTGTTCAGGTGTCCAAGAGTTGTATAAATCTTCTCTTGCTTCATCAAGTAAATCATAATTTAATTTACCATACTCATTTGTATGTTCTTCATAAGATTTGTACCATTCATATCTTGCTCTAGGTAAATCTTCTTTAGGTACTTTATTGTCTAATAAATCTTTATATACTGAATCTACACCTCGTCTTTTTAAAAATGCTGCATTTTGTATATCTCTGTATTCGTTGTACCAGTCTTTAAGTTTAACTTCTTCATTGCGTACAGCTTGAGCCAATTTATTTTGGTGATCTCGTCTGTCTAATTCAATTGCATTTAAATCAATTTGACGGCTTTGCCATTCTTGTCCTCTCTCATCGCCTGTTTGAGCTCGATAACTTAGTTCATTAACAATGTCTTGGTTTCTTTGTTCAGCTTTTCTTCTTTGATCAGAAGTTAAATTAATAGTAAATTCTTTATAAGCATCATTTCTATTAAACCATGTCATTGGGTTATTCCATTTAGCAGGAATTTTTTTAAATCCTTCTCGTCTAGCTAATTCATTTAATAATTCTCTAGTTGTTTCTTTACGAACATTAAACCCACCTATTTGGAAAAGTCTTCCTTTTGTACCAATGCCTGATTCTCCTTCAGGTATAAATTCTCTTAATGCTTGGTTATGTTCAGCCCCTAAATCTATAGCTTGAAATGCACCTATAGGTAAAGATTGCAAAAGAGAATATTGTGCCTTATCTAACGCAGAAGGTAAGGCGTTTCCGTAAAATGTTTTGCCTGTTGCAAATGGTTTAAAAACATTTAGTAAAGGCGATGTACGGCCTTGAGCTGCTGATAATGGAGAAAATAACCATTGAAATGGAGTGTCTGCCTGACCAACAATATCTAAATATATTGGTTGTCCATTTCTTCCATGCATTATTTTAGGAGACAAAAATTTACTATTATATCTAGTGCTAAATTGAATTATTCCTTCAGGATCATCAGGCGGCCCAAATGCTAAAGGAGAATATGATTGCATTGGTAACAATTCCCCTGTTCTCATAAGATTAACTGCATTACCTACTGCTGCTAACCAAGTAGCATAACCTAGCCAATATTGCCTATACAAACCACTAGAATCATTTGCTTTATCTCCTCTTGGGATTGATCTTGAAATACTTCTTAACCAAGACTCAGTTTCGTTTGTACTAAACGCAGCCAACCTCATAAAATCTTTAGCCGTAGCATTAGTAAATACACTTTCCCAATCTCCCAAACTAGAACTAAACATGTTAACTTCTGATGCTGCTCGTCTAGCTAATTGTTGAGATGATTCACTAGGGTATTGTTTCCTTAAGAAAGGTAATATTGCATTTTCTAACATAAACATTTGGGTTTCAGCGTATACTCCATCAAACAAACCACTTTCCCAAAATTTAATTGCACCACCTAATCTGTCTTTAACTAACTTTAGGTTGCCTTTAATACCTTTTAAATCAATTGATTTTTCAAGTTCTTCAACAGAGTCAATAGCATGTCTTTTTATTATGCTAGTGTCACCACCGTAGTTCCATCCTTGTTCAGCAATCATTTTAAAACTAAGATCAGAATCTTGGTATATTGGGGAATCATCTAAGGCTCGTCTACTTACACCTCTTCTTCCTAATCCTTTAAAGTCACCTTTATAAAAACTTGAAGCTATAATTCTTCCAGCTAAACTACTAAATAATTTTACAGGTGCACCTCTTCTCAGACCTAATGGACTAGACGCAAATGCTCCTGCTCTAAAAAACATATCTTGATGCTGAAATCCACTAAAACTTAAAATACTTCTTTTTGCAACATTGTTAAATTTACTTAATCCTTGAAATAAATCTATTCCTCCAACATTAAAGCTAGTAGATTTTCCGTAAATTACTTCAAGTTGATCTGCTACTTGTTTTGGAACAGCAAATCTTCCAATATTTGCATGCCCTCCTGCCGCTGCAGCAATTTTCATACCTTCAAATGCCGGGCCTATTTCAGGAATCCTATATCCTGCAGACCTCATAGCATCTGTTAATTCATCTTCAGGTACAGCAATTCCTGTTTTCTTTAAACGTTCTACTAACAATACTGTTTCTCTATGTTCAACTCCCTTAACTCGTCTTATTGTCATTAAATCTAATGGGTTGTAAGAAACAGGTCTGTAACCAGCTGCTAACAATTGAGTAAAACTCATGTCAGTTCTTGCTCTTAAATGAGGGGGAATTGTTGTTTCGTCTAGATCACCTACGTTTACATATTTATTTGTTTTTGGGTCTAATCGTTGCCACATTCTAGGAAAATAGTTAGGGTTTTGAACAAAAGCATTTACTATTTCCCCACTACCACTTCCGTTATCAAAAGCTATGTACGCAGCTTCTTCTTGTTTTTTAAGTTCTAACACATGATCTATAAATTTTTGATACCCTTGAGGAACTTCTCCTTCTCCATGCAAAGCCTTTAATAGCTTTACGCCAACTTCTTCAGGAATTACAAGTCTGCCTTTATACATTTGAGTTTGGCCAAGTTCTTTTAATAACTTTACGCCATCTTCATAAAAGTTTTTAATTTCAGTACCTGCAATTTTTCTTGCTCCTGACCATCGCCCAAACGCATTTGTTTCTTGTACGCTTTGTCTAACATTTGGAGAATCAGGTACTGAATTAATAAGTTCATCCATATGCCCAACAGGGTCACCGGGTGTTGCTCCTAACTCTAAAGTTGCTCCGGGAGCGTTAGGTGGAGTTGGCAATCCTTTACTAGCTGCAGTTTTGTTTACTGCGTTTTGCCATGATTGTTGGAAACTAGGAACAGTACCATCATAAAATTCAAACAAAACTTGATCATGTAAAGTTCTATCAGTCCTGTAGTAATTAAAAAAGTTACTACCATCAACATCATTTCCACCATTTCCAGCAACTACTACAAAAGGATTTCTATCATTAGGATGAGTAAAACCAGTTTTTTGACTAGCTTTATATTTGTTTGCCCCAACACCTTTAGGATCAAAATATAACCTTTCGTACATTTTCATCATATCTTCAACTTCTTCTAATTGATATTTAGGTTCTATATCTACAGAATGTGAATCTACAGTAGTAGGTTTATTTTTTAATCGTTTTATTTGATACATTTTTTGTTGTTGTAAACCAACAAACTGCCTAGCTAAATGTTTGTAATCTACAGAACCAACAACTTCGTTTGCCATTTGTGCTTCAACTGCAGCAATTTGTCCATCAAAACTATTTCGTATTTTGTTAAGGCTTTCATTAATGTTTCGCCCAGTTTCAATATTAATTAATTGCTTTTTAGGTTCAGGTAAATCTGTTATTCCCCATTGTCTTGTTGTAGGAGAATAAGTAACGTAACGCCTAACTTTTGAAGGATCGTCATATGCTCCCATAATGAATTGTCTTTCACCAGTATATTTATCTACATGAAAATGCCCACCACCTGTTAACAATTCATCAGTAGTAGTTCTAGGATCAACTCCATAAGTAGTTAAAAACTTAGATAAATCTTCAATTTCATTTCCTGATAAAAATCTATCTCCACCATAAATTCTTGTTTCACCTGTAGCTAAAGATGCAATTTGTTTAGGGTCAATTAAATTATCCATTGAAGGATGGATAGCTTTTCTTATTGCAGACTTTCCAATAAGTTCTCTAATAACATTAGGTTGGGCGTAAATAATTTGACCGTCTTTTGATTTTCTTACAGTTGAAGTATCTAGTCGGCTGTACATACCTTTACCTTGTAAGAAATTATCAAACGCTAACATTGGTTGTTCAGGATATAAATAACTAGGAACATCAGGTGTAGCGTTAACTACTCTTACTGTTGGTATGCCTGTTGATTTTGCTAATTGTTGTTGAAATTCAACATCTCTAATATATTCTGATTCGGCTTGTGCATTAGCGTATCGTTCAGAAGCATTACGTTTTGAAATTTCTCTGCCCACATCTGAAGCACCTAAAGCTTGGGTAGGACTACTAGGATCATAAACCCCTGTTCCTGCTTCTTCAAATGCTCTAGCGTCAATATAAGTATCGCTTTCGTTTAACAAATCATCAAAGCTTTGTTTTAACTTAGGAGCAAATGTAGATTGCCATTCTTGGCTGTTAACTAAAACTCTAGGGTCTGTTCTGTATAAATTTTTTGCATAAAAATCCATATCTTGAACAAAAGATTTACCTACTTTTGCTCCGACTGATCCAAGTGCTTTACCACCTTTAAATGCAACCCCACCGGGTAATATTGTTGCAAGAGGATCAAAAATTACTTCTAATGCTAACTTAGCACCTGTAGGTAATTCAGTTTCGTCATAAGCTTTTCTAATTGATTCTGCTCTGTTTAAACCTTGTTTCCTGTATTGTTCTTTTTTTTCTTCAAATTCTTGAAGTTTTGTTCTGCCAATATAATCAATAAAAGCGTAAACAGCTGTTGGATTACTCATACTATCTTGAGTAATTAATTGTTGCCCTTCTTGAGGATGCCAAAATCCTTCCTCAGTTTGATTTGCTAAAGGAGATAAAGTATCTAAAACATGGCCAGCAGCCATACTACTTACATAATTAATTGGAGTCATTGCAGTTCCAACTGCTGTACCAAAATCTTTTGCATATGTTGGAGACTGTAAAGCCATTGCTGCAGATGGAGTACCTTGTGAAGCATTTGCACCATACTGCAATCCCTTTACCCAATTAGGTAATCCTTCTTGAACCATTCGTTCTCTTACTCCGGGTTCTGCTTCAGCTCTACCAACATAAAGATTTCGTGCTAACTCTGCGTCACGTTGTTTAAAAGCTTCTTCATTTTCCATTCTTACTTTAGGATCAATTGATTTGCCAGTAAGAGTATCCGTAATAAAACTCGATGGCATTAAACCACCTAAAAAAGAATCAATTTCAAAGTTAGTTCTTGCAGGAATTTGAGTTTTACGTGCAACTTCCATGTCGGCATATTCACCCGGAACAGATAAATCTGTTTCGTTAGAGTCTTTATCTTGGTAAAATTCTCTTAAATGATGTGGCATTTAAATTCCTTTGTGGGTCACGACCCACTATCTATCAAATGGATCAAGTTCTTCCGTTATATTCTCATTAATCTGCCCATTTTGTACAGTTGGAAAAGCATTTCCGTTAGGGGCTAATCCTTCTGCTCCTCCGGGCATACCACCATAAGACACGGTACTTGAACTTGCAACTTTATATAACTCAGGGTTTGCTGCCATTTTTTCTGCAAACCCTTCAGACATTTGACCTAAATTTGGATACAAGGGAATTCGTTCCCCTGTTTCTTCATCAGTAGAGAACAAAGTGCTTTTATCTACATTACCTAAATCATCAAATAAATAACTTGGTAACGAAGGAACATTTCCATATATTTGCCCTGTTACCATAGCACCGGGATCTTGTTCTCTAGTGTATTTGTAAATATCTTGAAATGTTTTTGGAAACAAATCTAAATTGCTTAATATATCTTTACCTTCAAGATAACCTAACTTAGATTTTCCTGTTGTTTCATCAATGATTGGATTACCTTGTGAATCTCGCATCACATAAGATGCTCCCGGTAATGGTGCTAACTTATTTGTAGGAGTTAATCCATAACCAAGACTTTCAAATCTATCTAATGACTCATCTGTTGATTGTCTGTAGGCTGAATCAAATTGATATCTATTAGGGTCAATTCCTGAACTTGCTATTTCACTATCCGTTGCTTGTTGTTGAGCAAATTTTGCTTGTTGTTCTTTACGTTGCGTATCAGTCATTACATTATTTTGAATATAATTATCATATTGACTAAATATGGAATTGTTACTAGGTGGGGATACTCCTTGACCATAAGCTGTTAGTTGTGCCCCAAACCAATTTTCTATCATGGCAGTTTTTTGATCTTTACTTAAACTGTATCCATACCCTGAAGTTCGTTGAATGTATTCGTCAACAGCACTTTCTGCTTGCTTGTATGTAACATCTGCCCCTTTTTTCTGATATTCTCGTTGACGTAAAATATCAATTCTAGTTTCTCCTGTTCGCATTACCCCACCACCTTCAGCTTCACTTAATTCAATAACTTGGGGTTGGGTAAGTCTTTCAACGTGAGAAAATAAAGTTTGTTGAATTTGCTCTTCAGTAATATTTGGATTACCAAATGCTAAATTGTTTTCTATTAATTCTAATTCTTCAATTAATGTATTGCGTAAATTTTGATCAATTTCTCCAGCATCTGCTGTACCTAACATTAAATTTAATTTGTCTGATTTATTTTTTAAACTTTTAAATTTATTAAATCTTTCTGCATTAAAACTAGAAATTTCTTTAGTTACACCAAGCAATTGTCCAAGTTCTGTTTCTTGTGCGTTATCACTATCTATATCTTTTATAGTGCTAGCAAAAGCTGTTCTTATATTAGAACTATCAGAAGCAGTTAATACTTTATTTGTAATTTGTGTTTCGTTGTTAAAAATGTTTTGTAAAACGCTAGCCCCTTCATCTAAAATTTCTTGAGCAGTTCCGTATTTGCCACCACTTTTAATTGATTCAAATACTTCATTATCAATTAAGCCACGTTCATTCATTTCTTCTATGTATTCATGAACCCTATAAATTTTAAATGCTTTTGTAGCATCTCTATCAACTATATCTTCTATATTAGCAACAGCTTGATAAGCAGATTTAGTATCGTCAGGTAAATCATTATATGCTTCTGTTCCCGGAATAAATTGTGTATCCCCTAATGTTCTTACTTTAAATAGGTTAATACCAATATTTCTAACCATGTTATTTCGAGTATCTACATCTACCGATTCTGCAAAAATATCATACGAATTGCCTATTACTTCATTTAGTAATTGTAAAGATTGGGGTTCACTCCAAATGTCACTTGTAGTAATTGCTGGTGTAGCAACTATTTCACCCTCAGTTACATCTGTATTTATTACATCATCAACAGACGCAATTTGTGCTCCAACAACATTTGCTTTTAACTTGTCTTGCATGTGGGTAGTGATACGTTTTAATATAGCAGGCAAAGAATTTGGCAATTTATTACCCATTGCGTCAAGTTCCTTCGTACCAAAAATATCTTCAAAATATTTTCTATTGTAGTTTATAGGGGCAGCCATTATTTAAACAATCCTTGCCATTCATCTTTAGAAACATCTATTTCTTTTAAAAATTCTCTAACAGGGTTTTTAGGTTTTGGTAAATATTGACTTTTAAATGCATTAACTTGTTCTTGATATCTTTGTTGTGCTAACGATAATGGGTCTTTTAATAAATCTGTTTCTTTTGCCATTATTCCACTCTATCTCCTGTTGGCATGTTTCTACCACCACCTGTTCCTGTTGCTAGTTGTGATCCTAATAAATCAAGGCCACCCATTCCTTGAGGAAATGTTCCTTCAGTTTGAGTTCCTTGTCCTACTCTTTGTCTTTGTATTCCTGCTTCTCCGGGTCTTTGCAATTGTGCTTGTCCGGGCAAGAATTGATTACCTAATTGATTTGAAGCTGGCGTATCAGCTGCGGCTGCTCGTTGTCTTTCTAAATCAACAGCTTCTGCAACTTCTTGTGCTTGTTGCCCACGAGCCATCTCTAATAATTTTTCAGCAGCCATTTGATTTTGTTCTTCTAACGGATTAGTAATCCCTACACGTTTTTGTGCTTCGTACAAGCTAATTAATCCTGATCCACCGTTCCATAAACGTAATGCTAATAATGCTTCACGTTCTCTTTCTTCAGGGGCTTCTGCTTTTAGTGATACTGAATTTTCGTAGAATACTTTTATATCGTCAGGTGCAATTGCTTGATCAAAATTTTGTACGCTACTTCTAGCATGTACTGTAACTTTACCCATAGCTTTATTATTTACTAACTTTAGGAATCGTTCATTAGCATTTTCCATTCCTCTAGCCATAGCATCAGCAAATTTACCAAACACTAATCTTCCTGTACCTGCTAAAACACTTAGTGCAAATCCAGTAGAAACACCTGATGGTCGCATACCTCTGACTACGTTAGGGAATGTAGCTTCTTCAATCATTGTCTGTACCATTCCAAGTTGTTGCAATATTTCCTGTGGTGGCATTGCAAGTGGGGATGGTTGTATATTTACATTTGGTCGTACCCAGTTCTTAGCTGCAAACAATTCGTATTCATCCATTGTTGCTTCAGCTGAAGATGCCGGGCCATAGAAGTCAATTGTTCTCCAAGCGTATTGCCTAAGTATTGCTTCGTACTGAGTAATCAATCTTGCTTCTGAATCAAGTAAGCTATGTACAGGTTTAAGCACACCTTGATATCTATCTTCAGGCATACCAACATCATAGTCTAAAGATGTTGCGGGTTGTATTTTTACGTAAGGGTTAAAGCCGTATCCATGTTTATGCGGCCCCCATATCCATTCACCATCTGCCATTCTTCCACACCAAGTATCATCCCAATATTCCATAAAAATTACAGTTTCTGCATTAGCAGTCATTGGTGTCCATTCAGGATATAACATCTGTATGTCGTTACAGCTTGTTTCGTAATATTCAATTGCCCATTTCATACCTGCTCTTGAGTCATCCCAAATCATATTTTTAGGATTAACAGCATCAATAATAAAAGGAAAAGAAATGTTTCTTTGATCTAAGTGATCTTGTAAAGCTTCTTTGTATTCTTGCTCATCTTCGTATTCGTCCAACAAAGGGGCATCAGGCCATTTGTCCCCATCCCACCAAGTTTTAATAAACCCAACTCCATATTGAATAGAGTGTTTTACTACTGTTCTTTTGGTGTGTTCAGGTATATGCATCCATACACCTTGCAAGAATTTTTGTATTCGTTCTGATCTGTTCTTTGCTCTTGGTGATGGAGCTGGTACGAAGATAGACGGATTGTTGACATCAACGTGATCAGTAGCAACATTAACAATAGCGTGAGCCGTAGCTGGTCTAACAGGATCAATAGGCATATCATCAGGAATAGGAACAGTACGAGTGCCATGATAATACTCATCTTCTATTTCGCATTGATTATGAAATACTTCATAGTGTGCTTTATAAGTATCAAAAATTTGTTGAACATTTTCAGCAGTAGGTTTACTATCATCATAATTCATGTCACCAGGAACTAAAGGATTGCCTGTATTAAAATCTGTTAACACCATTATTCTACTCCTGCCTTATCCCACCTATCTTCCACACGATCCAACCTTCTGTTTCTCATTATAATTTCACCTCTACTCATTCCACCAATACCATAACCTTTGTTTGTTTCGTCTTGTGTTGCTAAATATCTACCACCAAAACCACGCCTTCTTGATTGTGAGTATTCAGGTTCGTTACAAGCCGATAAACCTAAGGCTAGAGCAAAGACTTCATCGTCATGCTCTCCAACAGGGGCTTGTGCTTTAAAGTTTCCACTAGACATTCTAACATGTTGAAATGCCCTTAGTTGTCGTAACATTATAGGAATAGCAGGAAATTGTATAGTTTTATGTTCCATTGCTACTTGCAATGTTGCCAACAATTTTTCACGGTTATTCTTTTGAATTGACACAGCTTCTACAGGTAAGTTGTTTGCTTCTAGTTCTTGAACCATAGCTAGACCCATACCTGAAGCGTCTGCCATTATTCTTTGCAACCCCCATTCTTGGTTGATTGCAACAATGTGTTGTTGTACTTGTGGCCAAGACTGACCATCCCACAATCTGTGGTATACAACTCTACGTTCATCAGCATCAAAAACTGTTAATACAGTAAAGTCACGAGATACGCCTAAGTCTAATCCTGCCACATAGTTTTTGCCGGGTAATGGTTCATCTAATAAATCGCCACCTATGCAATCTTCTACATTAGAAAAGAATCCTGATGACAAAGAAAATTCTGCTAGATACATACGTCTCCATGCAGACTCAGGCATAACTTCTTTATCGCCTTCTACTTCTTCTACGTCTTCAGGCATAAGTAACGGATTTTGGTAAACAGTGTAATGAAAATATCTGTGGCTTTTATGTGCACCACGTTTGGCTGCTTCGCATCCCCTTCTAAACCAATGTTCAGGATATACAGAAGGAATACCTTCATACAATGCTTTGCCCATTCTTCCTGCTTGTCGTAGGGTAGGGCGTAATTTTTCTGCCGCTGCGTTTGGAATATCTTGTGCTTCTGATACCCACAAAAAGTCTAAGCCTACAGTTTGTAGTGCTTGAGCATTATCAGCAGATTTCATTTCTATTAATCCCCATATTTCTTCGGATGAACCGTTTAGGGTAATAGTCATATTGGCTTGGTTTGTTTCTCGTATCCAACTAGGATCAAGAAGTTGTAGTAATTCGTTCCATGCTTGTCTTCCCTGAATGTAGGAAGGGGCAACAACCCAAGCGTGAAATCCCGGTGGAACTAATTGGTATTTGTTAATGTGTTCAATTGGGCGAGATAAAGATTCGTAATAGGCTGCTTCTAATTCACCTAACGCACAACGAGACTTTCCCCACCTTCTTGCTGCTTCTAACCATTTCTCTTTAGCGTGAAGTGAATGTACTTCAAGTTGTCCTTCATGAGGACTGTACCTTGTTCTCAACAATTGTTGTTGTGTCATCTATATCAATCCCTATTCCTTGAGGAAAAACATCTTCTTCCTCTTCATCTTCTTCTATGTATTGTGATGGAGTTCTTCTGTCAGGAACAACTGCACCGGGTTTAATATCTTCTGATACTACAGGTCTGATCTTTGGTCTTACTTTACCTCTTCCCCCACCTCTAGTTGGCCCGGCTTCATCAGGTAAGACTTGTATCTGTTTTATTACTGCTAATCTTTTTTCTACAGGTAATTCAGGATCATTTAGCATTTGTACTAAATGCCATTTAGCTACACGTTTTAGTTCATCGTTAGGTAACTCATCTACTTCTACAGACTTTGATCTTACGTTTTTAGCTGCAATACCAAAGTAAGGATTTTGTCTTACCCACTTAGTTAACCATGATTGTGATCTACCAATGTAAGCAAGTGCTCCTGAGTCTTTACCATGAAATTGCCTAACCCATAAAAATGCTTTCATTTCAGAAGTAAATGATTCCCATCCATCTATTTGCGATCCGTAATCCTGATGCTTTGCGGCTGACGCAATAGTAGATGCAACCAAAGCTGGGTGGATATCAGTTGCTTCTTTTCTAGGCATTATCGATTTAAGTTAGGGTTTCTTGCTGGAGTGGGTCGTGACCCACCAGTACTTCTTCCTGAAGTTCTTTGTCTAAACATTAAATCTTCACCTCTTCCACTTGTATTAGAATCCATTTTAGGCATTGCTGATGCTAATGGAGTTGAGGGCTGTTGTTGATTTGTTTGAGGTGCTATTGGTGTTGTGTTGTATATACCTTCATTTTGCATACCACCTGACATTGACGGAAAAGATGGCTGTTGACTTACTTGTTGTTGACTTTGTGCTCCCGGCATTTGACCTTTTGGTTGCATAAATACAGAAGCTGGGCCGGTTGCTGCAAATGTTCCGTTAGTTTGTGTTGGATATGAAACTCCAAAATTTTGACCTTGCGTCATTTGTAAACTTACAGGATCAATTCCACCTTCAGTAGAAAAAGCACCTTGTCTAAACAATGTACCATCTGCGTTATACAAAGTTGCATTTGGCCTTGTAAACATAGGAAGGACATTTCCTTTATCGTCTAATTGATTTCTTGAGTATTGTGGTCTGCCAAAATCGTCATAACCAAAAGTAGGTTCAGGCAAAACTTGAGGTACAAATTGTCCTTGTTCATCATACATAGGAGGATAGAATCCTCCAAAACCTTCAGGGATCGGTGGTAGTGCCATTATCTTTTTCTCCTAGTTGTTTTCTTTTTTTTAGGCATTGCTTTCTTTTTCTTTTTGTACAAATAAGCTGGCATTATTTGCCTACCTTTTTAGCTGCTATTTTATGAGACTGAGTAAAGGTACGACCTTTCTTCATTGATTGAACCATTACTTTTAAATGATTACTTGTATGGTGTTTACTGTGTTCAACCATAGCGTTAGTTTGCCTAGTAGATAAACCTGATAAAGAAACACCTTTTACTTTTTTATCTTCTTTAGCCATTACCTTTTCCTCTTGGCTGTTTTAGCTGACCTTTTAAATTGTGCTGTTGTAGGTCTGCCTTTTTGTCCGGGCTTACGCATCTTCTCACCTGAACCAGCTTTTATCCTTTTTCGTTTAGCGTGTATATTAGCATACAATCCTTGTTTCTTTTTTTTAGGCATTACGCTTTCTTCCTTTTGTTTCTTGCACTGATGGCTTTTGCTTTCTTTCTAGCATCAGCAGATGAGCTCGCACCCCATGCTCTAAGTGATAACAACTTCCGAGTAGGCTTACCTTTGGGATCCCGGTCCGGGCCTTTAGATGCACCCATCCTTGCTAAGAAAGATGCTCGTCTAGGATTGTCACCTGATTTAACAGGGGCTTTTAACGTACCACCAGTTTGTCTTTTGTATGATGCACGGCCTTTAGCATTTAATCCACCCTTAGGATTCTGTCCTGCTTTTCTTGTCCATGCTGGAGACTTTTTTCCTGTAGCCATTATTTAATCTCGCAAAGGTTTTTAAATTTAATTGCTTCTTCTTCATTTAATTGGTTGGCAATATCTTCGGTAAGGATTTCTAGAATATTTATTGGGTCTGCAACTGATCCCTGATAATTTGACTTGTCTACTAAACAGGCAACCTTTAATTCTTTTATTGCTTTACCCACTATTAAATATTCTTTCATGTATTCCTTAGAGTGCAGAATCATGTGGTCGAAGATGTTTCCACACTCTTTTAATAAAATACCACAATCCCCTTTCTCTTAACAATCTCTATCCCCTATATTAAGAATATATATTATATATATATATATATGACCCATCCCCAAACTTACTGGTAAGCTTTTGGGCTTACCCCGGTAAGTTACTCCTAGCCCCTTCCTAAAAAAAAATAAAAAAAAATTTAAGGGTAAGTCTTACCCTACTCTTACCTACTCTTACCCTAGTAAGTCCTGTTCTAGTTTTGTTCTATACCCAAAAATACGAGAAATAGTTTGAGCACCTACATATCAATATCAATAGGGGGGCAATGCTCTATCGGCTTCGATATATGGAAACCTGTATATGTTCTAAAATGTTCTGATTTGAAGTGCATTTCATTCTATTTCACCGTGCCTAGATGTTCTAAAATGTTCTAACAAATATGACTGGTTTGCTACGATTTGGGGATAAAATCCGTGCCTGTGAAATCTATTTCAATCTATTTCATTATGGTGAAACTACATATTTATAACTGACATGAAAAGATATCTATACATAACATCATCAATACCAATAACATCATGTACCTTTTGGGATCATGAATAGTAATTAGTAGGAAAGGGTAAGGAATAACATTGCATAATATCTACAAGTTGCTATAATGGCTTGACAACAATATAGGAGAACGCAACAAATGAAGATCACAGAACCAACAACACATAGCCCCATCAGTAAGACCGTAGAAACTGGATTCAGCCAAGCTTGTACCGTTTATGAATATGACAATGATTTCCACCCAATACTATTAAAGGACGTACCACGTGGGATGTTCTTTGTAGTTAGACCGACCCCAAGACTAGATAGCAACGTGATGACTAGAGAAGAATATGACCGAACAGAGCGTAAGTACTGGGTACAAGGTTGGAACAACTCAAGAGCCAAATATATTAAAGGCACTACTAAGGTTTACATAGGGTTTACATATTAAATGATCGAAACGCTCCTATTTGGAGCGTATAGAGGGGTTAGCCACCCTTTACTGATGAGATTGGCTTACACAATAGGAGTGTACAAAATGAAGAAGATGGACATTAAGAACCAATTAATTTTAGATCGCAATTTATATGTAAGGTTGGCAAATTCACAGAACGAAAGGAGTCAAGAATATCAAGATTTTAATTATAAAAGGGCTGAAGAACACGCACTTAAAGCAAAGGTAGTAGAAGAGATTTTATATCATGCCTTTGATTATAAATTTGACGCTCCCATTTATACACGATGGGCTTCTGTAGATCACATTAATGATGATTCTAATAAGTGGAATGATTCCTCTAATATCAGACAATTTTTAATGTATAGGAACGAAGACGAGAAATTAATAAACGAATATTTATAAATTGATAGGGGGGTGGGTCTTGACCCATTCCCCACATCAAACACCATCAA